CCTCAAGACCACTGACGTTGATGCCTTCAGACAAAATAGAGTGATGAAGAACAACAAACTTTTTGTTAGGATCTTTGCCCCAAGTATTCAGAGTATCAAAGAATACCTCACGATTGACTTTCTGACCGTCAATGATTGCACCTGTTTTGGATGTGATATACAGACAAGAGTAACCACGTTTTGCCAGTTCATTACGGAAGTCAGATTGACTCAGAAGTTTGATAATCTGTTTGGTAGAACGTGCGGCAATCAGGATTTTATCCAGTGAGTTCTCATCAATTGTCTCAATCAGATTCTGACAATCACGGTCGGCAATCATCTGTTTGTCCTGAACCATATCCAGTTGCTTTACAACAACCTTAGGTGGCAGAATGTATCCTTGCTCTACTAATGTAGGAGCAGGAATGTTACAGATGACTTTACCGTAGACCTCATAATCATTCATCCCTGGTTTGTAAATAGAGAGAGAATGCTTAGGAGTAGCAGTGAAGAAGTAGCACCGATCAGCATCAGCAGAAAAGTGCTCCGTAGCAGGGAAAAAGTTACGTTGGACTGAGTTATGTGCTTCATCAAAGTAAATCGTATTGACTTCGATATCTGCTTCTACAAGACGATGTAGAGAGTGATATGTGGTAAAGATTACTACATTCTCACCAGCAGTTCTAGCAGTATTTACAAACAGATTGATCTTTTCTGCTTTTGTTGTGGAGAAGTGTGAAGTCTCACCACTATGAACATGCATCACATGTGTGTGAGTTGTATCAATGACTTCCAGAAACTCACTACAAAGTTGTTCGGCAAGCAGAATACGTGGTGCCACAACAACAATAGTAGAACCATTATCAATATACTTTTGATTCTCAATAATATCGTGTATCATACACAAGGTCTTACCACCACCCGTAGGGATGATCAACTGACCTTTGTCATATGCCAGCATCTCATTCAGTGCTTTGCGTTGATGGGGTCTGAGAGTGATGGTCAAAGGTCTCCCTCGATTACCTTCTTATTATAGCAGAAAACCGCCCCCAGTGCGACCTGGTGGACGGTTCTTAATGTGTCTTATAGATTCCTCTTCAACCCTAACAAAGGTAGTCTACAGGGTTTTTAGAGTCTTGTCAAGATATTAACGAATACTTACTACCCGATATAGAAGTGCCAGGAGATCCTCCTAGACCTTGATTCCCTAATTGACCACCACCACTACTACCACCAACAGAAAAACTATTGTATAAAGTTCCCTGTGATGGTCCTACTTCCAGATCAGTATAATCAAAACCACTATCACCTCCAGCATCATCCACAGACACATGAACTTTGCCACTTTGATTATAATCACTATCATTTCTTGTTAACAGAAGTATTCCTTTAAGACTCCTGTTATTCGAATCGAATGAATATACAGGAGCATAAACTCCTGCACTGACATGTCTAGTAGTCGATCCGTGACCATTACCACTTTTGGAAAATTCACCCCCTGGAAAAGAATTTCCAAATTTAGTTCTAATATTAAAATTTGCATCTCTGTGCAGTCCAAAAGTTACAGTTCCACTACTTCCTAACACATAAGTTCTAAAACTTGTTGTTGAATTTCCGGTATTTCCACTATTTCCTGCCAATCCAGCACTTCCTGATAATTCAAATGTTCCTCCATTACCACCAGTTCCTCCTTTCCCTCCAATTCCACTAGAACCAGCAGAATAAGTTTGAGAGTTTCTATTTAAATCAAGATAAGTTGTAGTACCTCCAGCATTTTGAGAACCATTAGATCCTTCAGAACCATTAGTGCTTGATTGGTTAAATCCCTGACCATTACCACCACTTCCACCATTACCACCAGAACTTGCAGCACCACCATTCAATCCAACAACACTTCCACCAGCACCACCAGAACCTCCTGTCGCACCACATCCACCTCCTCCACCACCTGCTTTACAATTTCCAGAGTTATAGATTTTAATTTGTCCAGTTTGATTATTTCCCGCATTGGATGTTTGCGTTACACTGAGAGCATTACCTCCATTTCCACCATTTTTTGATGATACTGTTCCACCTGCTCCACCAGCACCTTGAATAGAACCATTGATAAAGAAACTAAGATTAAAAGCATCTGCATTAAATGTAGCAGCCTCTGATGATGTGTTAGTAGAACCACATATTCCATTAACAATAAATTCTTTTACTATATTTTTACTCAGATTACTATTCCAACTAAGACTATCAATATCAACATTTGTATCTGTTCCACTTTGAGTAACTTTATAGTGGGTAATTGAATTTCTATAACCACTAAATTTTATGTCAGAATTTGTTGTGGAAATATTACTATTTTCAGTTGCATCTGGAACCGTTGGATCTTCAAGATTTAATGATGTCTGTCTTTTTAGTTCTGATAAACTTATTTGTCCAGATCCAAGGAATTTATTCCTAATAGCAGATAATGATATTGAACCAGAAGCAAATGAGGTATCTTTTGAAATTGTAAATGTCATTTTAAATTAAAGCAAAACTTGTACTACCAACACCAACAACATTGAATACTAGATTTGAACCAACTACCTTAATTTCGACTGGAGAACTTCCACTACTTAGAAATCCATCAGTTGCTCTAACTCCACCACCAACATCTACATTGTAGATTGCATTTAATGTATTGATTCCGATACGTTCAAACTTAGCTGTTTTACCTGTTGCATCTAAATCTGTAGTTGGATTATCAGTTCCTATCCCCAGTCTATTAACACCACTTCCGACTATGTTTAAACTCGTAACGGTACTTACACCACTTGCGGGATTTATATTTGATGTAATTACATCTTGTAGAGTAAAGTTTCCATTGATATTACCTCCGACTGTAATATTGCCATCAAAATGTGCGTTACCAGTGAATGTAGAAATACCCTGAACACTTAATTTTTGTGTCGGATTAGTGATTCCAATTCCCAGATTACCTCCATTGGTGAGGGTCATTAACTGAGATGTAGATGCTCCTTTGTGCCAGATGAAATCACCTGCGGCAGAACCAGCATTATTGGCACTTAGATGATAATTAAAATTACCAGTTCCATAGTTAATTAAATCAAATGATTGTGCATTACTGTATGGAAATCCAGATCCACCACCATATCTAATCTCTGAATTATTTGTATTACTAGTTCCTGGTTCTCTACCAACAGTTATACTTGCCGATGCAGTATCACTCGTAATCTGAAGTTCTGTGGCACCAGTTTCTCTCTGTTGGAATGTATTAGCAGGTATGGCAGTTCCAATACCAATAGAGGTTACTGAAAGTCCTGCTCCCGTGATAGTTCCTGCATTAAGATTTCCAGTGGTTGTTACACCAAGTATGGTATTTGGTGATCCTGTTATACTTACAGCAGGAACACTTGTTAAGGAAGCACCACTAATTGCAGGTAATGCTCCAGTGAGTTTTGATGCAGACATTGAGTTAATATTTGCATCTAAAACTGCAAGATTGGCAATTTGAGATGAACTTATCGTTCCAGTTAAACTTGTTGTTGGTAAAGAACCAGAGAATGTAGTGGCAGTTATAATACCAGCAGACATTGCAATTGCTGTTCCAACTTTAAGTTGAGTGAAAGTAGAAACACCACCAGTTACATTACCAGAAAAAGTAGTTGCCGTTATAATTCCAGTGACATCAACATTTCCAAACACAGAAAGTTCAGGATCTGAGGCACCAGGACTTGTTGTAGTATTGATACCAAGTTTTGAGGTTGTATGAAAACCTATTCCACCATTATCAGTAATAAATGTAGTTGTCGCATACCCAATTAAATTACTAACAACATCACTATTTCCAATCTTGATTTGAGATACTGTAAGAATGCCAATATATGAAGTAGTCGCAGTTATAAATCCAACGGTAGCTATACCAGATATCTCAGCATTTTGAGCATATAAGTCTCGTGTCGTGGTTAATCCAGTAGTTCTCGTATCCCCATAAACATTTAACAAATAGGTTTGTGGGACGGAAGTTCCGATACCCACAAGGCCATTTGCATTTACAACAAAATTGTCATTATCAACTTGTACTCCGTTTCTAAAATTAAATGACTTCCTAATATTTGCCATTATTATAAGCTTTAGAGTTATTTATCGGATAATTTTTGCTCAAGTTTCTCAACCTTATCAGAGAGTTCCTTGATTGCTTCAATCAGAAGTGGAACAAGTTTTTCATAACGGACTGCTTTATATCCACTATCTCTTGTTGTGACCAATCCTGGAAGTCCCAGAACCTCAACTTCTTGTGCAATAACACCAGTTTCAGTTCCTTCTTTAGTAGTATTCTCGTTCCAATCAAATGTATATCCACCCAGAGAAAGAACCTTTGCAAGAGGATCATCAATGACAGTTACGTTATCTTTTAATCTTTCGTCAGATGAGAAAAATGCTGTGACATCACCACTAACTACAAGATCTCCAAATACCGTAGCTCCTGTACCAAGTGCAGAAACTCTAGGATTGTTATTAGAATCGACCAGTGTTGATATACCAGTTAAATTAGAAGCATTACCAAAATAGTTATCGGCATACACATTTGAGAATCTTATAGAATTTGATCCTATATCGGAATTGCTATCAGAACTGGGAAGTATATTGCTAGTAACAATAATATCACCACCAACACTTAAACTTTTACCAATACCAACACCACCAGTAACTACAAGTGCTCCAGAAGTGGTTCCTGTAGAATCAGTTTCATTGGCAATTTTTACTTGAGCATTTGCTTTAACTTTTCCATCAAAGGTAACAGGTCCACCAAACTGTGAAAGAACCTGCCCAGAATCCCCACCTTCTACGACTAATCTTTCTTTGATTATAACTTCATCAAATACTGCACTCAATCTTGCTGGATCCTCACCAGTAACAGTTGGAACCGGAATATCAAAGTTAGTTTCTTCACCAGTTGCAGAAGATTTCTTCTGGTTACCAATAAAGAAATCACCCTTATTATTCATACCAGTATAAACAACAAGACCATTAGATCTTTCCTGAGACTGTGATAAGAATTCCTCTCTTTCAGTCAGAGTTCTATCCTGAACTTGTGGAAGTGCCGTGGAGTAGTTTCCAGGACCATATCCAAGATACTCAAATGTATGACCAGAAGCACGAATAATTGATGGTCGATGGAACTCAATTGAAGGAACTTTAATCTTTCTAATTGTTGAGTTCTCAATGTGTGATGTTGGTGAAGTAGCCAGTGCTCCACGAATAACTGTAATTTTATTTGTAGGTGTTCCACTAAGAGAACTGCTCGCAATTCTCATAATTTCATTATCAACCTGAACATAGGAACCTAATGGGAACCTTGTCATAGTTCCAAGACCAGCATTACTTACAGTAATTAATGTCGTTGATATACCAACACCACCAGATTCAGTGAGAGTTAATGTTTCTCCATCAAAAACAGTAATTGCTCTTGACTGAAGATTTTCATTCGTCTTATCAGAGATACCACTGTTTGATGATAAACCGTGCTTCAGAATAAATCCTGATGCCGTTCCAATACCACCAGTAACTTCAAATTCATTAGTAAGTGTAGAAACGCCGACAATATAATCTCCAAAATTATTAGTGTTAATACCGATTACTCTAAACTTATTACCAACTGATAATCCATGTCCAGTGGCAGTAACAACATCCCCAGAAGCAGTAAATGCAACAGAAGGTGCCGTTATGAATGCATAATTGTCTGAAGTGATTACTGGATCACCAGTTGTTCTTGCAATTGAAATACTATTTCTACCAGTGACACTAGCAATACGATGATAAGTATCAGTTCCTGTTCCGATACCAGTAAACTGAACTACATTCCCAACTGGAGATGAAATACCACTAGTAGCAACTATAAAATCATTATTAGTTCCTGCTCCAATTATACGAGTATCTAAGAAATATGTTCCTGCAGAATAATTAGAACCACCGTTCACAATTTCAACAGAAGTTATATTACCTCCGGGAGCAACAACAACTTTTGCAGTTGCACCTTTCCAATTACTATCAAAGGAAACAGAACTACCAACTGCATCTGCTGGTGTAGAAATTTTTACATTAAAATAAGTTCCTGGAGTAAACCCTGAAGTTGCACCAAGACTTCCAGTTACAATACTATTAAAAGTGTGATTTCTATCAAAAACAATAGTTGGTGTTGTTGATGTTGGGTTTGTGACTGATGCTATATCAAGACCAATACCAAGTGATGTTAATAATGAGTCGGCACTCTCTCTGGTGATACTCTTTTTAAGGTCATCTGTCTGAACGTCTCCAATTGGAGATCTTAAGGCATATGTCTTTGCAGAATTTGGATCATCATTAAAATTATCTCTATCAAGTTGTGGATATAAATCAGTTACGTTCTGACTATATTTTAGATTAGTAAATTCCTCCTGAATAGCATTACTAGAATTCAGTGTATAAATGTGATACACACCATTCGAATCTCCATCATTATATTCGGAAATTATCTCATTTCTATAAACATAAAGATTTGAATCTAAATCATTTCTCTCAAATCTTGGAAGTGATGTTGTTCTGTCATTTACATTATTTGTAAATGTTCCTGGAGTTAATGTCGTTGTATATGTGAATGTTAAGTCATCAACAACAGTGGCATTATAGGTTCCATTATATCCTTTATCAATTAATCCAGTTGTATTTGTAGAATCTGTAACATTTTTAATTATAACTGAGTTTCCATTTTGTAAATTATGTGGAATTTCTGCGATAACAGTTACAGTGCTTGAAACTCTAGAACAAGTGCTAATGAATCTTGGATTACGATTGTAATCATAATTGGTAGAATCAATAGTCGTTCTATTTGTATCAGCAGCTCCGACAAATCCAGTGGTACTAGATTCTTGAAGAACAAATCCTGCCTCTGGAGTTTTTGCATTTGCAAGTTGATTTGGGACTACAACTCTAACTTTATAAATCTTCTCATCTAAACTTCTATTATCTGGAGTTCTCTTAATGATAGTTGGTTCTGATGCACCAGTTCCAGAAAGTTGTCCAGTAATAGTATTATTAGATACTTTAATATACCATTGACTTCCATCCCACTGAACTGGGTGTCCGGCATCACCAGATTGTTTATCAGAAACTCTCGTAAGAATTTTTAATTTTGTTCCACCATATACTGTGATTGGTTCATCGGCAAGTGCTTCTGCTTCTGATGCTGCAAGTTTAACAGTCGTATTATTTGGGACAATTGCATAATAAACAGTATTTGTTTTTAAATTTTCTGGTAGGTCTCCATCGTCACTGATAATAATAACTTTTTCACCTGCTGTTAAACTATGAGTTCCTATTGTAAATACATTTGCTGTAGGTCCAGAAGTTACCGGATATTCTTTGAATGATGAAGAACCATCCGACATTAAAATATCTGCCGAATATTCTGTTCCTCCAACAGTAAGGAAAAGTTTATCATTTACTTTTGCACCAACACGATAACCTTGTGTAAGAATTGGTGGTTTTACATCAAAATTATTAAATCCAAAGAGATATAGTTTTGTATTATCTGATGTTTTTGAGTTATCAAGAGTCAACCAATCAATACTTTCTTCCGTAGAATCAATTGTTCTTGGTGGAATTATATGAGTGATGAATGCCTTATTATCCTTCTCAAATGCTTCTTTCTTAAATCCTTCGGAAGTTAGTGATAACTGACCAAAGTTAGAGTTTGAGTTGGTTACAGAGGCATCTCCACCACTCTGTGCCTCAAAGTGCTTATTATATCCAATCGCAAACACAGAAACGACCTGAACAATCGCATCATTGGACATCTTAATATGAGTTTGTTCCCACCCTTTTCTATAAATTGCCTCAGAATCTAAGTGATATACTGTTCCACTTGATGAAGATTTTGCAGATAAATCTGAACCAATTTGAGTTGTTCCTGCAGAATAGAATGTATTTTCATACTGTCTAGATGATTCAATATATTTTACAAATGCTCTATCATCTTTTTGAAGGCTGACTCCAGTGAATTGAGCCACAACCATTGAACGGAATCCAGTTGATTTAGATCCGTCAGCGTGCATACCTTGCATTCCCCACACAGAACGCATGGAGATATTAAAGATATAAGGAGAAGCACCAGAAACAGTATCAGTTTCAATTGTTACTAATCCTTGACTTGTCAATGTTGGGGTAATAAGTGCCGGATCTGATTCTAAAGTATAAAAGAAGATATTATCACTAATTGTACTAACTTCTGTAACTTTAGTTGAAATATTATACAGAGAATCTGCTACTTCACTAATACGAATCGGTGTTCCTGCGTCTAATCCATGTGGAGTTTGTGTGGTAACAGTAATTCTTCTTGTTGGTGTTAGACCATCACCTGCTTTAATTGATGTGATTACAAGAGGATCTGCTGCAAATGCTCCTACAATCTCAAATTCTGGTCTTACTGAAGTAAACCCTTCTTTATTTCCAGGGAATACATCAGTAGAGTCAACTTGTCTACCTGACCCACCAGCATATGCTTTTGATAGTTTTGCATAATACATATTGAGGTCTGTTACCCCTTGACCACTAACTTCATTTACACCATCGGCATATTCAAATACCGTAAGTTTATGGTGCGAAAATGTTGGAGTTGATTTAAGTTCAAAATTATCTGGTTGTGTATAAACAGTTCCAAACTCATCTCCATCAAAAATAGAGAACTGCCAGAGATAACATGCCCCAGTAATTCTGAAAATTGAAGAATATGCAACTGTATCATCAGTTGGATTGGGAACATAAAGAGGGCGTATCTTGGTCTTTCTTAAGTCAAGACCAACAATTGAAGTTCCACGAGGAACAATTACA